ATGGACTGAAGATTCAGTCCTGGTTCCTCAACAGGAACCCTCCTCGCCCCCTTCCAGGGGGAGGCGTCTGCGGCGCAAGGCTAAAAAGCCTTGTGTTGCAGAGGTCAACCTTTCTACAGCTCAAACTGCTGAGAAAGGGAACGATAGTTTGGTTGTGGAATTTGGTAGTCCGTCTATGCCAGATGGCGTGGAGTACTATCAAAGCCACAGGGGCCTGTCAGATAAATCTGACAGGATCCAACCACTTTTCCTATACCCGGTAGAGGTACTTGCACTTTGCAGGCACTTTTCTTTCCGGAACGGAGTGGTTTCAGGCTATGGGAAAGCGGTATTGAATATACCGCCTCCAACCAAACCCCTTGGGTTCTCTAAAGGAGAATTCTATGCCCTATGGGCAGAGGATGTAGTCCGGGCATTCGCAAAAATTGTGAAAGCCAACGGATGGAAGCACCCCGGTGTACGGCGTTATCACCGTAACCTGGAGGTGCTCTCCTTTATGAGAGCTACATGGGACTCACTCATGGCGGCCTACCAATTGGTACGGTGCCGAGAGTTGGGAAAATACGGTATTTTCCTATCCATGCCCGATAGTCGGGCACGGCAAGGAATCAACCGTTTCCGAGTCCAGCTGGTGCACCATCCACTGGAGGCGGCCAAGCGTCTCAAGACAATTTGTCAAGAGAATCGCGCTTGGTACTTCGGGGGTTCGAAACCCCGAGGACGCCTTTTGGTGATGGCTGCGAAGGCAAATGCTATACTAGTAAGTTACTCAGCACGTGCATTGCCACCAGCTCCTCCGGACGACCAGGGCCTAAAAGACTTGGTACTCCGACTTACGTCGGAGCCAGCCAAAGAGCCCCCTGGTTGGAGGTTTTTCCTAGCGCAGTATATCGCTCGATGGAAGCCCAAAAGGGCCCCAGAGCTCTATACCATGCCCTCTTCTCATGCTGCCTTGGGATACCCAAGGAACAAGGGAGGACATGTAGCAGCAGTCCAACATTTGGTACTGCTAGGCTATGCGGTCTGTAAAAAGGAGACGCACTGGTCCACAGACGACGGCCCTTTGGCAAAGGACTGTTGGTCAAGGACCGAAAATGGCTCCTACATCTCACGTGTTGATGGTGACGAGTACCTAGGCTCATGTGAGCCAGGCGACGCCCCACTTGACACAGAGACAAAACGCTTGCGAGCCGAATACTTCCCGAATTTCGAGAAGTTCGCATATGACCACGAACGCCAAGTGGCGCAGGGGGCATATTTGGAAGCCTTGAGCTGCTCAGACTATACCCGTCATCTGATGGGCAGCTGGGAGGAGCTCGAGAAAAAGCTTCCGGCTCTTGCAAGCGCTTTGCAAGTCTACTTGAGAAAGGGGGTTGAGTATGTACTACAAAATGTAGTGCATTTACCCATCCTACCTATCTCAGCAGAGGAGAGAGGTCTGAAGACCAGGTTCCCTACCTGTACATTGACAGCGGCGAACATGGTTCAACAGATCCTCAGACGTGTTCTTGACCATGTGATGGTCAACGATCCACGCTTCTCCGAAGCCCTGGGGGCCGACCATGGACTCTCCTTAGAAGGAGAGCGGGGACCATGGTACGGCCAAGATGCTTCATCTGCAACCGACCTGCATGCGCAGTGGTTGACCCAGGGAGTCTACGAGGAACTCGCAATGCAATATGATTGCATAAAGCCTTATACCAAATGGTTTGATAAACTATTCGGTACAAAAAAGCTTTTCATCGCGCCTGATGATCGCGATGATGTGATTCCCGAGAGACTGCACTTTAACTACCCTCGTGCACCTATGATGCTAGATTCAGATTTAGAACCTGAATTGCAGGCTAGGTTGCGCAAAGGTGTAGGCCTCGGTCATGCTGACATCATTTTCGAACTTTTCGATAATTGGATTCAGCAAATCAATGACATGCCGGGGGTCCTTACGACAACGGGACAGATGATGGGTGATCCCACCTCTTTCCCGCCTCTCATGCTACACTCATTGTTTGCAGCAGAGAAGACGTTGGAAAAGTATCCGTACAAAAGATTTGAACGGAAGAAATTCCATAGGGGCCTCCGTAAGCATGATGCTGTAGTGAAGGGTGTGGGGGACGACCTTGCCGCCCCTCGTTTCACTGCACAGCGTCGTCGTCTTTACGACGTGACTTTTACGTCAATGGGTGGACGCCTTTCTAAAGAGAAAAGCTATTTCCACCCTACGCGGTGCATCTTGGCAGAAGTAGTAATGGAACATGGCTACCCTGTCAAGACCTTCCTTACAAGCACGCTAGTCGCACCACCGGGTGGTTCCAAAGGTCATGTGACTTGGAACCAACAGGCCGCGGCCATGGCTGGCGATCCTATGCTGCCCCAAATGAGGATTTCAAAATTCCTCTATAGGGTTTCCCCGTATTATTATACGTGGAGACTAGCAGATAGGATGGGACTGCCGATCTCGGCGGAACCTGCTTATGGGGGCGTGGGGATTCCCCTCGTACCCAAGCGAAGTACCACGGATCATATTCCTTGGCTCCAATACCTTAGCCAACAACCGGTAGAAGACCTGGTTGGAGGCATGGGTTTGGCAATCGGCTCCAATGCTCCCAAGTCCCCCCTGGACCGAGCAGCAAAGGAGTGGTTGAGAGATGTCATCAAAACGTCACATGAATTGTCACGTGTGAAGATCGATCTCTTGACCAAGGATCCGTATGACCCTAACGCCATGTTACGTCTTTCTTTGAAAGACGGTTATAGAGGCGCTTTGGGTCGCATTCGCGGGGCGGAGTTTTACTTCCGTCCAGCTCTGGTGAACCTCACCCACAACCCGTCAGTACGGGTAGCAGCGCGGAGGTTTCAGCAGAAGGTTCGAAAGGCCTTCAGAACCCCTATTAGGGGCTATGGAGCTACCATCCGAGACCTGGATGCTAAAACGAGCCTATTCTTTGCTCGTGGTGCCGGGTTTCTCCCCGAACCCTGGGAAACGCCTATCTCTGCGTCCTATGGACTAGAGAAGGCTGGAGAGGTACGAACCAGATGGATCGCACCTTTCCTCCGGGGCCTTGGGTAAACCTGGGCACATTCCCAACCTAAGCAAGTTGTAAAACTGCTACTCGAGCTACACAGGTAACTGTGCAGGCGAGCCATCTGACGAAAGCCAGATTGGGTACCTCGGGGCCAC